AGTCTTTTCCCCTGCATGACCGACGCCGTTGTATTGCGCCCCATGAAGGTTTGATTAATGTCCGGGGTCTGCCCCCCGGCATTACGTCGCATCATTCCCCGAGCGATCGCCTCAGTCTTGCGGTTGAGGTTGGCGGCGATTATCGGGTCGCCTTTGTACCACTGGGTCATAGGCTACCGGTAAGGCCAAGTGGTGTAAATGCTTTGGATGGGTATGTATCGCCTACATAAACTCCTTTCGTGTACGGCTGTACCTGCTGTCCTGCTAATGGGTTCGGCTTCTGCGCTGATAGCGCCCATAGATACTGCCACCCCTTCTTGCCGGCTGTGATCGTAAAGTTGTTAAAATCTCCGTCTTTGAAGGTTGGGAGATCAGCTGCAACAAGGTTTCTCGATATCAGAAAAGTAAACTCAAGCTCCGAGATTGCCGATTGCTTTCCGACTTGCCTCATCCCCTGAAAGAGTACCTCTCCTATCGCTGCCCCGTACCATGCGGTACTGCAAATACAGTTCCGTACGGAGCGTATTCCGTCCATGTATGCGCCTGTAATGTTGGCAGTCGTTTTCCACTGCGTAACGACAAGCGTCTCTGGGTTGTCGTAGACATCGACGCCATGCACAACGCCTTGTTCATCTCGACCTATGGTCGTTTCCATTTCCGGCGCTGCTGCTGGATATTTCGTCTGAGTATTGAGAGCGTTATTCACATTTACTGTTGTGATTAGCGGGTCAAAGCGGTATATTTCGTCTCCGTCTGATGGATTAGAAGGGCGGTCGATGCCGCCCCAGGTCAATTCATAGAAGACGGTAACTATATGTAAGTCGTCTCTGTCGCCTACTCTGCAAGTGATATTCCTGGCGCGTAAGAGCCATACAGTATCTTCCGGTACGAGTACGGGGTCCGGCGCTACCCTTGGGGGGTTGTATGCGACAAATTCGTCGTAATAGTAGTCACCGTATGAAGGAATTGAAAGGCCCGTACCTGAATCCGTGGCGGTTATAGCCTCAAAGGTTCCGCGAGCGTAAAAGACATTAAAGACTTTCACCGCTGTTGTTGCCTCGGTAGTGATATTGTATTGCTGGTCTTTTACCGATTCCTGTACAAGGATTTCCGCCGGTGCCGGTAATGGGTCGCTCATCTTATGCCCTTGCTACGAATTTATTTTGAAGTGTCTTGTCTATGTTCTCGAGAAAAGCGTTTGCCTTCCTCTGGTTGCTTGAGAGATCCTGCCCCACCCCGAAAGCTCCACGCCCGGAGAATGACCCTTCCACGCTGCTTGCGATCTTCTGGGCCTCTTCCACCGCACTTGCTGAAGTCTCCTCCTTCTTGAATGGGCTGTCTATGTTTGCAGATATAGCCTTCGCCCCTTGTAGCGTAGTCCATAGAGCCGTACCTATTCCGGGAATTGCATTTAGTGAATTTTCCAGGAGCTTCAATACTGGAGACGTTTTGATCTCCTCACTGGCCCCAGTAACGCCCACGCTGTTAATTGCGTCTTTCAATTGCTGGAGCTTTTCAGCGAGTAGTTCGTTGCTTCCCTTTAATGCATCGTCTCGAAGCTGTAAAGTAACCTCCTTGTTTTTTATCTCATCGTCGAAAAGCTTCTCAAGCTCTGCATTTTTCTTAAAGGTTTTCGTCAAGTCCTTAAAGGCCGGAAGGTTTTGCAGTTCTTCAATCTCTTTTTGAATAAGCTCGGCAAATGGGCTTTTTCTGTTTGCGAGATTCTTCTCGCGTTCTTCGATTGCTTTGTTGGTCGTTCTAACAAGGTTCTGCAGTAAAGTAGCCTGCAACGGCTTTATAATTCTAAGGTAATTAATGCACTGCTGCAAAACACCTGTTATCAATTTCGTAAGCTTTAAGTTCAATTCGACAAATGTTTTTTCTATAAACTCTGCAGCTACTAAGAAGCTTACCTTGACCTGTGTAGGAAAGCTCTTAACGCTTAAGACTATAAACTTCCATACCTCACTAAATTTGTTTTGCAATACAAAGATCTCTTTTTGTGCCTTCAATACCCCGAGCTCGACGTACGTCCCGATCGAGGTTCCAGCAATCTTCCAGTTTGCTATAAAGTCCACAAGCCCCAGCTTTTCAGCCCCGAGCGATTCCGCGATCGTATCGCTCAAGGCGACGACAGCGACGCCTACAGCGAGAAGTATCGCCCCGAAAGGAGTGAACAAGCTCCCCAGGACGGTCAACGCCACCCCGGCAGCGGTCAACGTAGCGCCGAGCGTTATTGTCGCTGCAGTCAACGAAGCAATCTGTCGAATAAACTTCGGATTCTGACTTATAAAGACAGCAACGCCGCTCGAGAACTTGGTGATCTGCTTGATTATCTTAGTCAACGGCTTTTCTGCCGCTTCCGTTATCTCGATAGCAAGAGATTGTATTGCGCTAGTAAGAAGCCGAAAGGCTCCGCCGAGACGACTATCGAGCACCTTTGCAAAGTTCCTAGCGGTTCCCTGCGATTCGTCAACGGCCTTGTTTACCGATTTGATCTTATCCTCGGTTACTGCGAATACTGAAAGAGCAGCTGCAGCCCCCCTAACGTCAAACAACTCTGTTAACTTGGCCTTCTGTACCAGTGGGGGGAAGCCCTTCAGGGCGTTCTGTATGTCCTTCAATAGGACTACAGGATCCCGTAGGTTTTCGGCTGCATCGGTTACGCTTACGCCGAGATCTTTCAAAGCGTCTTGTACGTCGCTTTTTGCTAGGCTGTTGAATATCTGCCTAAGCCCTGTACCAGCCGTAGAAGCTTTTAGCCCGCCCTGGGCCAATACCCCGAGAAACTTCGCGGTAGTCGAAAGGGTTAATCCAAGCGCTGCCCCTTCCTTTCCTGCAAACTTCAGCGATTCCGTAAGGTCGAAAATGTTCTGCGCTGAGTTGTTAGCCGTGGCGACTAGAATATCCCCTACCTGCTGGAAGTCGTTAGTGTCGAAGATGTTCGCCGTCGTGGTAATGAGAAGCGCCGATTCTGCGAGTTCCTGGTTGGTCGCCCTGGCGACATCCAGAACGGTCTGTATTGAGCCGACTGCAGTATCTACGCTTCCGGTCGTTCGACCTATTTCCGCGAGCCCACTGGCAACCTGGGCAGCTGTGAAGGAGGTAGTACGCCCGAGCTCCTTCGCCTTGTCGCTCAATCGGTCAAACTCGTCTGCAGTTGCGTTTGTGGTAAGTCCGGCCTCGAGTATCTTGTCGCTGTAATCCGCCCCCACTACTGCAGCAAGAGCGAAGCCTGAAGCAGCGACCGAGCCAGCTTTGAAGGCTTGAGCCCCTACGGTTGAGATATTGCGCCCCAGGTCCCGAAAGCTTCGGTTTACCTTGTTGAGAGCCTTCGATAGTGGTCCGAGATCCGCCCCGAAGGTTACGAAAGCGCTACCGGCTGAGATTTTACTCGGCATTTTTATCTCCTGTATACTTCGGGAATGAGTTCTTCATTTGTCTTGATTTTTTTGTCGCCAGCTGCCTTTAGACTAGCAATCATTATGCTTGAAGTGTGTTCCCACATCATACGTTGATTTTCATTTGACATCAAAACAAGTTCTCTCAATGAATAAATGGAGTACGGCTCCACGCCGGCCCTAATCGCCAGCTTGAATACGTCTTCCCATTGGTAACACCTGCGGCCTACTCCGCCCCGTCTTCGCTCTCGGCGCTTTTCTCTGCCGCTCTTATGTTTTGGGCTAGCTTGACCCGCCGAGCCTCCGGAAGCCTGGGCAGGGTAAAATTTACGATAGCATACTCTACAGCCTTCTGGGCGGCATCCATTGCCGCGCCTTCTAGCTGCTCTCCAAGGAAGTCTTCGAAGTCCTGGCGTACCATCTCTTGGTGGTGCTGGAGCCCCAAGAAGCAAAGCCGTAACATTTGCGCAAAGTTCATTGTCTCTGGATTGACCTGGTCAAGCCTGAGATTTTCTTCACGACAGAACTGTGCAAGCACTTTCGTGCTTAAAACACAGTTCCACGTTTTTCCCTCAGCGTCGGTGAAGGATGAATCAAACAATTCTGTCTGACTCATACTAGCTCAGCGTTGGGGTGTTAGTCGTATACGTTCCACGGAGCGGGGTTCCGTAGTTCGTGATCGAAAGCGCCTTAGTAACGGCGTCGTTCAACGGCTGGCTTTCTGAGCCTCCGCCGACGGTGGCAGTTACGAAGGTTGCAGGAATGTCGGTTCCGGTGACGATATTACCTTCCGCAATAACGACCTCGACTTCAGCCCCAGAATAGAAGGCTTCGATCAAAGCAGTATTGGCAGCGTTGGCGGTTTCGCCGAGCGCTGGGAGGTGCGTGTCGAAGTCTATCTTGAATTGTTTCAAGCCCTGGAGGAACGCTTTCCACCCGCCTCGAGCTGATTGGCGGTTCGTTACTTCGATATCGTCCTTGCTCTCGTCCTTGGTCACGTCGGTTGCAAGGTCGGCTTCGGTCCATGTTCCTGTACCGTCGCCGGCGAGTACACCGGTATTGACGTACAAGAAACAATCTCTTCCGAGAAGGGGTTTTGTGTTTGGCATGTTTTACTCCTATGAAAAAACTATTACAGAATATTCGAGAATTGTTGTGGTAATCTGGGGACGGCTTTCTCGAGCGCCGGCCTCATAAATGGTCTTTTTGGGTATCTCTTCCGCCTATGCTTTCCGCCAAGCTCGTGAACCATGAAGGCTTCCGGCTTGTCTTCCAGGGGAACGCCTATGTCGGCGGTGTTCGCCCGCTTGTTGACGTGGAAGCGGATCCTCTTACGGTATCCGTATTTCGGCGCGTGAGTATATGGTGGACTTCCTGGCTTGCTGGTCGGTTGCGCTTGCTTCCATACCCCGCCCTTCCTCGTTGGCCTTTCCTTCTCGCCGTTGTTCAGAACCTTCGGCCCCCGCTTCTTGCGTATTGAGCGTACTGCGATAGTGCGTATCAATCCGCCGGCCCTAAAGAGAGCCCTGTCACTTGCTTCGTCGGCTCGCTTATAAACCTCGTCGAGCTTGAGATTTGTCGATAGCTTTACTTTAAGCATCGCGATAACCCTCAACGGTGATTAAAAGTAAGCTCTGGAAAACTGAAGTCTCAGCGAATTTGTCGTAGTCGTAAACGGGGTCGTTTTGAACTATTGAGGTAACGTCTCCCGTGTCGTATTTGAGGTCCTGTAGGAGCGTCAAAGCTTCCTGGACTACATCGATATAGTCGTCTGGGCCCGTCTCGCTGTTGTCTGCATCGATCTTAATAGAGAAGGCGACGCCGATAACCCGCGTTACCTTGAATGATTGCCGATTGAGCCTTTCCCTGGTTTCCGTACTGGGAAAAACTACCCCGCTCAACGTGGCAAGGTTCGTAACGGTGTTTTTCGGCAGGTATGAGCGAGAGAAGAGTATCGACTTGCTGAAGCTCTGGGCGTTGAGATACGTCACTATCTCGTCGAGTAGTGTTCCCCAGTCTTGCATAATTACGCCGGATTACCGTCCTAGAAACGTATATGGTATGGAGTGGCGGACAAAGTCCCCCCCAGTTCCGTAGGTCTTCGCGGGGTTCGTGCTGCTCCTGGTACGGTGCGAAGCGGTGAAGTTACCGCCTTCTGCTTCGTGTTCAATTACTCCAGACATATCATCCCCTACATGAAGACTTTTATTATTCCAGCAATCACACATATGCAAGCAATGAAACCTTGCGTGTATGTGATCTTCGTCTTCATTTCCGAGATACTCTTCGATAGATCATTCATCAGGGTATGTCTCTCACAGCATTTGGCCTGGATATCTTCGACCTCCTGGCCCTTTTCGGCAACTACTTTTTCGAGCTCTGAGATTTTTTTGCTTTTTTTATCTGAAAGGCCGAATAGCTTATCGGTTCTTTTCATCGCCTGTTCAACGTCACGCTTTGCCCCGTCGATCTCCCTCTCGTTTCTATTGATCTTTGCTTGAACATCTGCGTCTCGTTTAAGGAGGGCATTCTCGAACCGCTGGAAGTTGGCGTCGATGGAATCCTTCAGGAGCTCCTTTATCTCGGCTTTCGTCTTCTCCTCGCTCTTCTCAAGCAAGTCTCGAAATTCCTCTTTCGTCAAGTCCATTTCCTTTGCTGTCCGTTATCGCGTCTGCCTATTCAAGCAGTATTTTCCCGCCGTCTTCCTTCAACAGAAAGCCGCCGTCCTCTTTGAGCAGTGCGTCGCCTCCCTCCGCGCCTAGCCTCGCATTCTTCACGTAATTGCCGCCTGTACCAAATACATATCGGTAATGGGTGATGCTCTCTGTCGCCCTGGTTAAAACATAGCCAACGCCCGAGCCTATCCTTTTTACTATTCCGCTCATTACGGTATATCGTTGATATCAACTATAGACTGAACCATTGCCTCGACTTCTGCTTCTGTCATAAATGAACCGTCGTCGTTGCGGTATGGCGTCACCTCGTGAATTGCTAGGCTTCGCGCCTTCAGCTCCTCTACTGTTTTGCTGTCCACGCTGTCTGGTATGTAATACTCATGTATAGAAGGGGAAAAACCGATCAGAGTAAAATCTCCATTGTTCGGCAAGAAACCACCACACTCAACCCATGGAGGGGCTCCTGTCTTTCCATCTTCAAACCTGTGCAGCTTATATTCAAGTATCATTTCCGCTCTCCAATTTATAGAGGTGATCATCAGAAAAGCCCATGTGGTCAAGTTTATCCTGAACTCTTTTGATATATTTCTCTGTAATATTCTTTGCCCAGTCGTCGCGACAACCTCTTGAGATGGTGCTGCCTCTCTGTAGATTCTCTTTGACAAATACGATGTATTTCATTATATCGCCGTGTGCCTCGATTGGCTCAATCCCCATCTGTTCCAAGTCTCGTTGTGCTCCGGTGCGTATTTGGCCGCATTCTCGGACGTCTCGCATTGCCTGAACGAATAGCCGTCTGATGAAATACTCTTTCTCCTCTTCTTCGAAAACAGCCTCATCAAAACGCCCGTGCTTTTCAACTATACGCGCCATGATCTTGTCGTAACTGGCTTTCAAGGCTGAAATGTCTTTGGTTGCGCCGAGGATGCTCTCATGTTTCATTGCTGCAAAGGCTCTCTCCTTCTGAGCCAACATCTCATACTTTTTCTTTTGCAATGGGGCGTCTTCTTTCGCTGCCTTGTCTTCGTAGATCTCGGCTTCAATGAGGTTCTCTTTGTATGCAAAATGGCATTCCGTCATTGCATCTCTGCGCTTCTTAATGCTTGCTCCTATCTCTCTCAGGTTGCGGGTTTCGCTTTCGTGATCTAAGTTAAACAGGTTCCACATAACGTCTGAGTGTGACCTGTTCCACGCCTTAAAGACGGGATTCATGCTCTGAATTTGGACTATTGCCGTGTCTATCTTTGGACCTAGATCGCCACCGCTGACCGGATAAAGTTCGGCCACATCTTTTTTTATGATACTATCTGTCATCAACTCTCAGCTCCAGCACAGAAATAACGGGTGCTGGTCAGGTCGCCGTAGTCTGTTGCAGCGCCTCCGGTCGAGAAAGTATAGGAATCCATTACATTAGAACCTGAGCCAGTGTACCCGCCGCAAGTATAACCATCTGTAAGTGATGAGCAACCAGCAGTGCCAGACCTAGCAATCGTCAAGTCTGCGTGGTCGGTTGCGTTAGTTCCTGTTCCAAAGGTCCATTTATCAACTACATTGGAATATGATCCGGCGACACCTCCACTCGCAAAACCGTCAGCAGTTAGCGAGTAATGACCTACCAACAGTTTCCTCGCAACGGTCAAATCTCCAAAATCTGCACCATTCCCAGTAGTACCATAGTTTATTTTTTCAATGACATTCAAGAGACCAGTCGTATCACCGCCTGCAATATAGCCGTCTGTTTGGCTACTTACGCCAGCGCAAGCATCTTTTGCGGCGGTCAAGTCTCCGAAATCTGCTGAAGAATTTATTGTGCTTTTCGTGAACTTAAAAATGACATTGCTTCTCGATCCTGTATTACCTCCAGCGTCATAGCCGTCAACAGAAGATTGCATCCCGCAGTTGTTATATCTGGACTGTGTAGCGTCTCCAAAATCTGTTGCATTGCCTGATGTGGTCGTGTTGAATACGTCAATGTTATTAACCGTTCCAGTTGTATAACCAGAAGACCCAAATGCCTGCGATGTGCCTGACATGCTTGAAAGGTTTCTACGTGCAAGCTTAAGGTCGCCAAAGTATGCGCTATCTGTAGCAGATCCCATAGAGAACGATTCAATGTCAGCAGAGAGAGCGCCATCATCACCGCCGAAAACAAAGCCTGTATCGAGGTTTATTATGGATACAGCATCGCCCGTAACACTCTCCCAGCCATTGGCCGAGCTGATGTATTCAAGTACATAATATGTCCCAGCGAATAAAGCTGGTGTCTGAGATGAAGTTTCTGTACCCTCGTACTTCTCGCCGTTGAAATTCATAGAGACCACGTTGGTGATATTGAAGCAATAAAGCTCAATCCTATCGCCTGCGCTTGGTGATGCTGGCAAGGTAGCCTCAACAGTTGCGCTTGTACCGTCGAGAATATATGACTTCCCGGCTTCAACGGTGAAATCTGCTGCCTTCAGCGTGGCGTTGTAGGCTGAAACCTTACTAAATGGAACCTTTTTAGTAACTCCACCCTGATTGATTGCGAACTCATCCGTCTCCCCTATGGTTGTCGCTTCTGGTAATTCTGAGATTTTATCGTCTGCCATTGTTCTATTACTCCGATGTTATGAAACGTGCCCGTTTGTGTATGCAACAAGGCTCTGTTGTGAGGGGGCGTCGGTGGCGCTATTGCTTGCCATGTCGTCCTCGTTAAGCAATGTAACCTCGACGACCCAGTTAGCGTCGAGAATGCCGTCTTTTAAGGTATACGCCTTGTCCTCTGACACGACATAGACCTTCAGCCCCTCATATCTGTAAGCTGCGGGTATCGCGTCTCTCGCCGTGATATCTGCGACGTTCGTCCGGCTGTCGAGCGGGAGAGCGCTTTGCAGATCAAAGGATGATGATAAGGGGATGCCCATCTAGAAATTGTAACTCAAAGAAAAGGCCGTTTGTGTCGTGTCGTGGTCGTACTCGTAAACATAGTACGAAGTCCCGCTGAAGTCTTCAACGCGAAGAGTATAGTCGCTGAAGATATCGAAGCCGGAGGGGTCCAGCACTTCAGAGAGCGGGCCGAAGCTTGCAGGGAAGGCATAATAGAAGCGCTCTGTATTGGGGCTTTCCGATACTGTCCTGTCCTGCTTGGATCCTGGGAAGGAGGAAAGCGCCATTATCTCGGCTGGTGTGAGCCCTGCCGGCCCTACGCCGTTGTAATATGTCCCGTCGCCCTTCACTTCGATAACAATCTGAGAATGGATCCGGAAGGACAGAAGATAGTTGTCGACTGAATATACATCGAAGCCCCTGGGCGCTTTTACTTCAAAAGTGAGAATTGTCCCGTTTTCGGTTACTTCGATTCTGTCGCCCTCCTGGGGGACGTTGAAAGTGTCCTCGAAGTCTGTCCGTGTAATTATAAAATCCCTGGTCTGCGTGTCGGTGATTACACCGTCTGATTCCTCGGCCTCAAACTGGCTAGTCCCAAAAGTAGCAACTAGTGAAAGTTCAACCGCCCCGCGTATGTACGTTACATCGTTCGACAATACGTCTCGGCGCTTTCCTTCGAGCCACTCGTTACTACTTCTGAGAATATCCAATTTTTAACCGTTTGGTTTACCTGTCGGCTTACGTGTCGGTATCGACGAAGCGGCCGAGTTTGACTTCTACCAGAACGACGCCGTCTCCGGCTGCTGTGGTAGCGAAGCCGAGAACCTTGTTGCCGGTTGCGGTGAGCGTTGCCTCTTCCTCGGTGGCGTCCCAATACAGAACGGCTCCAACGGTTACCACGTCGGCGCTCTTACAAGCAACCTCGAAAATACCCTCGATATCTAGAGAGCCGAGAGCGTTGGCGGCAATATCAACCGGCGCTATGCCTGTCAATTCGCCCTGTACGATTACGTCGCCGGCGGTTACTGCCGAGCTTGGGGTGTGGGGCATTGAATCCCCGGTGTATACTCTTTTAGCCATGATTGGCCTCCTTATTTGGTTGTGGTTGGTTCGGTCGTGATAAGTAGGGTTTGGGGCGGATCGCTAGGACCCGCCCCGACTTACACCTTACTAGGCGGTGTTTTTCACTATTCCGCGGTAGTCAACGGTAGCTGCGCCGAAATCATAAACACAATCGGTTCCCATCCCCAGGGTACCGACGCCCAGAGTTTCCATTCTCACAGTTGGAGAAGGAGCGCTTCTCAAGTGAGCGGAAACGAAAGCGGGAACGCTCATGGGATCGGCCATCAGGAACCAGCTTGTTGCACTTCCGCCGGCAACCTTGGCATTGTTCAGCCATGGAGCGGAAACGACGTCGAACATACCCGCGACAACGTTTTTCTTTCCCTTGCTCTTCGCAGTGGATCCGGTTTCGTTGAGCTCGGTGCTCTCTGCAATCTGGCGAGCGGTTGCTTCCAGAGCTGGAGGACATACAAGCAGCATCTTCTCGCCGACAAAGATCGGATATCCGTTAGGGTCGGTCTGATCCTTCAGAGCTGTCATTGCAGCTATCACGCCGTCGATACTGAGAGCGTTCGACGTAACAAGGTTGTTGTTGTCGGCGTGATAGAAAGAACCGCCGTTGTCGATAAAGATTCCCCAGAAGTTCAGGGCTTCAGCGGTTGCTGCACCACGGCCCCAGCCAGCGAAAAGCTGATCGAAAGCGTTCAAGTCGTCATTGATGAGCGTCTTTCTGTCAACGTTGTACTGTTTGGCGTACTGGTCAACGGAGAAGGTTGTACTCGCTTCGCTGCTTTCGCCGTGTTTTACTTCACCGGAAGCGGGAACTTTTTCGAGTACGAGGTTGCCGATTATCTGGTTCCATGTCTGGATCTTGAAGTCGGCGACGGTCTGCGCTGAAGACAGCATTCCAATATTCTCGTTTGTGGCGTATGCATGAGCAGCGCGAAGCTTCTTATTTGCTACGTTGGCAAGAATGCCCAGAAGGCTTGTCGTAGTTAAAGCAGCCCTCAGCATGTCCTCGCTACTCTGGCGGGGGTCGAAAGATCCGCGAGCCATGAGAAGCGTACGAGCTGCCTTATGTATACCCATGTCGGTATCCTGGCCGGCTTCGATATCCTCTTCAGAAAGGCCCTTTTTCAGGTCTTCGCGTCCGAGCCTCAGTGTCGAGCACATAGAAGCCTCTATGCTTCCCTCGCTGCATACACCGCTCTTAATGTGGATCGCGGGGGTTTCACGATCGGCGCGAATCTTGGTAATTGCTTCGACTGAAGCCTCAACCTGGGAAACGCTCCAATTGTCTTCGATCGCCTTCTTCTGGAGATCGCCGTTCTCAGAGCCACAAGCGGCCTTTATGCCGTCGACGCGTTCCATCTCTGCAATCTTGAGCTGTAGCTTTTCGAGCTCGCCCTTCGACTGAGTTTTTGCCGCTTCGAGAGCTTCCTTCGACTGCTTTTCAGCTTCGATTTCTTTCTCGAACATCTTCTTCAAACTTGCTTTTACCTCGTCGGTAAGGGCGGCAAGTTCAAACCCTTTGGCTTGTAGCCATGCTTTAAAATCCATGTTTTTCTCCTTGTTAACACGGGTTGGTAAAAGTGGGGTCTTGCTTGCCGCCACACTGGTTGAGGTCGAACTATCGGCCCCCAGAGGTAAAATACTCGCCTCATAAATTTCTACTTCTCGAGCAATCTCGAGCGGTCCTTCGACCTCGTTACCGTTTACGGTTGTTTTCTCTCCAGCTTCCAGGAATTCCCGGCGCTTGATCGTTGCGCCCATAGAAGACTGCCATGGAAAGCCGTTTTTCGACATCTCGACAATCCGGGCAACCTGGGGGTTGTCCCTGCCAGCTGAAAGGATTCCGGATACCCATATCCCTTCCGCCTGGGTTGCTGTTACGCCGGTACTGTGTCCGATTGGTTCCTCGTGGTCGTGGTGCCATAGCAAAACGACATTCTCGGCGAAGCTTACTCCCTCGATATCAACAATCGCCTTTCCCCACCATTGAGAGAATGGTTTACCGTTATAGAGGTTTATGTCCACCGTGGGCACTTTATTCTCTTCGTCGCCCCCTTCTTGAGCCAATTTCAGGACGGCCTTCGAGTATCCGCCTTTGAGCTGGAGCCCTGCGCCATTCTCGGCGACGAGCTCGTCGTACTTTGCGCGAGCCTCAGCGGAAGCCGTGAGCCCGTTCAGTTTAAGCCATAGTTCGTAAGTCATGCGTTCCCTTCCTCTTCTTGCTGTTGTTCGTTACTGTCGTCTACTGGTTCACCTGGGGCAGCTGCGCCGGCTGGTGGCAAGCCCATCTCTTTCCGTTTCTTCATTTCCCGAGCTTCAGCTTCGAGACGTTGGTCCTGTACGACTTCCCAGTCGGTACCGTCCTTCGCGCATTCCATCTGCAAAGAAGAAGTCCCATTCTCGAGCGCTACCTTCTGCGAATTGCGATATTTCACGGGGTCAATATGCTCTCGCCCGTCATAAACCCAATTATGCGACCTGTCGAAGCTCTCCGAAGGAATTCCCTTCACGGCGAGCCATTCGTCGACAAAGGCGTCGAGCACATCGTCGTTCACAATAAGATCGAGCTCGTCGCGTTCGATATTGAGCGCTTTCGTGTAATTAACCTCGTCCAGGCGTCCCCCGGCGTAGCTGTACCCGCTGGAGTTCCCAAGGGCAATATTGAAGGGGGCCTCTACACAGCGACATATCTCGTTCAATACACTGTCCCTGTACTCTTTGTAAGTCGTAACCGGCTGCTCGGCTTTGAGCTGGGACATTTTCCAGCCAAAGGGGAGAGCTTTCAGCGTGTTCCGCTCGATCTCGACTTCGTAGTACGGATCGACCTCGTCGGCGAGCGCGTCGGCGCTGCTGTCAGTGTAGAGAAGTCCGGCGTGGTTCGCTGCTGTCTCTGAAGCTGCCAGAACAGAAAGAGAGAAGGCGCGGAGATTTGCGAAAAGCTCCAGGCAAGGCGCGAGCTCTGAGACGCCCCGGACCTGTCCGGCTCGCTCCATGTTGCCGTAAATGATAATCCGGTCGGCTGGTACTTCCCGGCCCTTGCCGATATAGCCATGCTTTGAGCCTGGGTGATGTTCCAGGAGGTTGTACGACCTGGGCTCCCCGAATTCATCCAGCCATACACCGTCGACATCTGTCTTCAGGTTGAAGTGACTGGATATTTGATCGGGTTCAAATGACTGCAAGTAAAGCTTCACCGGAGACTTGAGAGACTTCTTCGAGACTTTCATGAGAATGCCCTCGCCGTCCTTCATCTTGCCAGCCCTGGCGAGCCTGAGACGCTTGGCGTATTTGATTTCCCTGCACCATTCCTTCCAGTCTTTTTCGAGCGCCTTGTAATTGTCTCCCCTGGCCGACATCTGAAGCCTGGGGCCTCGCCCGACCGTGTCCTTCGATACGGTGCGAATTATGCCCTTTAGAAAGCTGTTGTTGTCGCTCTCGTACCTGGCTCGCTGCCAGATAGTCCGGCGTACTTCGAGCGTGTTGGCCTCGTTGGCGCTTAAGCCGTCAGTGTGAGCCCATTTGTTTTGATTCGCCGTCGTGTAGGCTGCTGCGTCGTAGCTGGCCCGGATTTCTGCGAGCTCGCTCTGCTTAACGTGTATTTTGACCATGCGAGCTTTAGGCGTAGCTGCCTCGACGGTCTTCTTCGCCCTGGGCTTCTGCGTTGCTGGCTTCTTCGCTGCCGGCATTAATTACGCCCTCCAGGCCCGAAAGCCTTCGCGCATCCCAGGTTGAAGGGGTTTTTCGCGGTAGTGGCAGCGGAAGCCGTCTCTTTGCTCTTCAAATAACGCTCCGCCTCAATCATCTCTTTGAGAGAATGTTGAGTGACTGAGCCGTTCTGATTGCTGGCGCTCTTTGGATTGCCGGCTTCGGTTTCGATATCGATTGCCATGTCCACGAGTGTACGCCATGGGAGCTCGTAAACAAAAGGATATCTCAGCCCTGAGACGTTTTGTTATACCGGCGTAACTATTGGGACAAAAAGAACCGCGAGAAAGGGGTTTTACTGTTCGGAAGCGCTCTCGACGGTTTTAATACGCCGGTGGCAATGTCGGCACTCTTTCTGTCTTATCGTATGCTCTCCCCGCTGGCGTACCCATACGACAAACCAGAGCCTCGACCCACAATTCTTGCAGGGAATACCCTCCTTATTCTCGAAGCCTACCTTTCGCGGGGTCCTGGGCTTTTTGCCGTCGTCGATTTCTTCGGTCATGCTCTTACGAATTTCCTTCTAGTACGTCCAGTTCTTCCGCTCTTGTGCGCCTTCCCCATCGGATCCAGGCCGTTGAATTGCGCGAGCACACAAGTCCCGATATAACTATCCCAGAGGTGATTTTCCCTGTTGGGGATCATGCTCCAGATTGGATAGACTTTTCCCTCGACTGTAACCATCGTTCTGATTTCTGAAGTTAAATGCTCGAAAAGCATCTTGTGTCTCTGGCTTTTCCCGTTGATCGATATCCCAGACTGACTTCCGATTGGGAGCTTCATCCGCTGCATACCGAAGGAGCGCCAGAAGTTTGAATTGTACCGCATGAGCCTTATTGGGCGAGCCGTGTCCCTTACGTTCGCGTAAATGTATTCCGTTCCCCGGATCGCCGACTTGTCCTTGCTCGAGTAAAGCCGGCCCCCAGGTTTCACGTAAGCGCCCCGGCAGGGAATGAGAAGGTTAGAGTGTTGGCTCTCACGACAGAAGCGATAAACGAGCTCGGTCTTCCATGCTGCGTCTATCCCCGCCGTCGAGATATTGATCTCCCCGCCCGCGTCGCTCTGGTAGGGTTGCGATACCCTGGAGGCGAATTTTGTCAACGCTTCCCATATCGCTGCGTCCTCATCCTGGCCCCCGGCGACTGAGATCCGGCCATAGTCGATAATGGCCCCTGTAAAATGCTCCCCAGCTGCCAGAACAACGAAGTTGATCCCGGTCTTCGTTCCGACATCCGCGAAAGCGACAATTTTCGTACAATAAGAAGGAACGGTCCGGAGCTCAATCCCGTTGCACCTCTCCCGAAGTCCTTCCGTGTGGAGCCTGTTGTCGGGGTCGTTGAATTCGTCCGGCGGTTCGTTCTGGTACTCGCATAGAAAGCCGTGTTCGTCTTCAAGGTAAAAGTTCATACAGGATTGAAGCGCGGAGAGATCCCCCTCTTCAATTCGCTCTTTCCATGCCACAACGGCCCCGGCGTCGAGCTTCTTCCGGTTTTTCTTGTAAAATGCGTTCCCTGCCTTGCCTCCGTCCTCTTCCCGGAGCCCGTCTTGCCATGCTTGGCGGTACTCTTCCCACAATTCCAGGTTCTTCGGCATCGTGTAAACGGCTTTCATCCTGTCCCCCTGCCACCTGGGGAATTTTGCTCTGTCGAGTATTTGATCGGCCATGTCTTCGCGTTGGATAACGGTGCAAGGCATAATTCCGGCGATCTTCTTCCCAGGTCCCGCCAGCTTCAGCACTGCGCCAGACAAAAGCCTCACTCTTGTATTATTCTGCGATAAACTGGCTGCGGTGGCGTCTGTCTGCGGGTCGTCTATGACAACGAGATCCGGCCTTTCGCTTGTGCCGTCTGCTTTCTTGTGCTTTGCTCCTCGTATGGATCCGGTGAGCCCGAAAGCCATTAACCGGACCCCGGAAGCTTCCGAGCCTTCAATCTGTGGGAGTACGACTTTATCGGTCGACCATCTAATCCGGGTCTGTTCCCCCATATAGGTCTGACTGTGTGCCCTTTGAGCGAGCCCCTCGAGCTTCTGCACTGGTACGCAGATTTCCGGGAAGTCTTCCGCGAGTAGCTCGTTCGTTTCAAGGTCGACTTTTATCGCGTCGAGCGATCTTGTCGCTGCCTCTTTGTCTGCGCCTATGTAAACGATAAAGCGCTTGTGTCCATACATCGCAGCCCATTGGGAGCCGGCCTCACACAATGAGGTCTTGCCGGATCCTCGAGGCATTGCCAGAGCGTAAAGCTCGCCTTTCAATACAACTCTCTCGATCCT